GCGTTTAGAGATTACTTCTGCGAGATTTTACAACCAATTGCACTACAAACTGGAAACTACACAGGTAACGCAGGTGAAGCTGCTGAAGTCTTTATGGATGGCTCGTTTGCTGATACTCTTATTTCATTTGATACTAGTAAAACAGCAGGACTTAGTGATAGCATCCTAACTAATCCTCAAGGTAAGATTATAAAAATAAGTACTAAAGGCGGGGCCGGGGCTAAAGCAAGTGTTAAAAACTTATTAGACAGCGTTGAAGAAATGAAACAAACTCCTGCAGGTAAACGCTTAATTAGAAAGTATCAAGAAACTATTAGCTTGTTAGAAGACATTAAAAGAGAAGGACAAGCAGGTTCTCCATTAATGCTGGGAGTAAAGTTTGGGATTATCAATGCTAAAGAAGCTAGTCAAATAGAAGACTTAAAGAATGTGGGTCCTATAAACTTAGAGGACATAGATAGCGTAAATATATCATCACGATTAAAGAAAATGGCTCAGACCAGAGGAACTAAAACTCCCGAGAACACTAGTTTATATTTTCACTTATTAGCCGAAGTAGCACACAAAGCAGCAGACAAAATTAATGATAATACTGATTTCCCAAAAGCTGCTTCAGATATATTAAACAACGGCGCATTAGTTCAAGTGTATACAAAAGCCAAAGAAGGTAAAGATACTTGGACCTTACAAGAATTCAATACGGTATATCCAGGTGATTCAATCAAGGGTGTATATCTTTCAGCAGGTAAAACTTATTACAGTACAGGCATAAAAGGAAACTTTACCTTTAAGATAGATAAAGGAGCAGGCGTTCCAAAAGAAGATAGTGAAGAAACTGTAAGTGCCACGAGCAAGAAACCCCAAGTAACACTAGATAAAGCAGCTAAACAAATAGCAACTGGCAGAGCTACTAGACCCGAAAAAGACAAGCCAAAAACAGGTGATGTGGGTAGAGCCAAACGTAAGTAATTACCGTTTATATTGATTTACTAATCCTCTTAGTGTATTATAGAATCTCACATAATATAACTAAGAGGATTTTTTATGGCATTGGTTCCCATTGTAATTGAACAAACTTCACGCGGTGAACGTAGTTACGACATTTATTCACGTTTGTTAAAAGATCGGGTAATACTACTTGAAGGTGAAGTTCATGATCAAATGGCTAACTTGATTGTAGCCCAGCTTTTGTTTTTGGAATCAGAAGATCCGGACAAAGACATCTTTCTTTATATAAATTCTCCCGGTGGCTCAGTTACTGCTGGCATGGCAATTTACGATACAATTCAGTTTATCAAACCTGAGGTGAACACTATTGTAATGGGACAAGCCTGCTCAATGGGATCA